CCTTCGTTGATATATGTGCCACGGCCTTCCGTAATGCTATCACCGAAACTCATAACCGTGACGACCTTACCACGGGCAAGGAATTGTACCCCGCAGATTGGGCTTTGAATCGTGTTGGTGGTCGAGGTAAACCCAGACGGTGTAGTAATCTGGTCACCATTTTGTTGACGCGCGCACCACAATAACCCATCCGTGCGAGTTGCCCAGTTGGCATAGTCATCGCTTGATCCGTTGCCATACACAGGCAGAGAAGCGTTGCTGTTGACATGGTATAGTCGAACGCCAAGCAGCGGGTTAACCCCGCCATCTGTACGTGGTACGGATGAAAGCGCCGTCCAGTCCGTTACAGTATAAGCAACCCGGTTTGAGGCATTGCGAGACGCTAGTGCGGTGGCGTATGCTGTATTGCCTTCGGTGTTAACTGATACCCAAGTACCAGCGGAATTATTGAGATCGGAAGCATCACCCCAAGCAGAAATCTTAGCCGATGCGATATAGTCTGAGGAAGTGCCGCTTGTGTTGGAAAGGATTAAACGCACCGCATCGTAATCTTGCGCAACTTCCATAGCGACGTGGAAAGTTTTTAAAGTAGAGTTGTCTAGCGTTCCCATGCGCCCGCCAAACATGCGGGTTCCTATGCTGCCAACAGGCGATGCTACATTAACAGATGAGGCGGTTATTGCATAGGATGCAGGCTCGATTACAATAGACATTAGCCCTCCACTGCGTCAGCAATAACCGTAACATTCGCGTTTGGATTGTTAATCGCAGTGATGCTCGCGCTTACATAAGGGAGCGTCGAAGTAATGGTGAATGCCTCTCGGCGGTCAATGGCATTCAGCGAAATGGTAGCAAGCACCGTGTTGGTGGTCGAGGTTGACCCACCATAAATAACCACCGTTGCTGTATCTGTGGCCGTAGCATTCGAGAAGCTCGCCTCAATATGCATCGGATAAAGCGGTGCGCGCAGGATTGCATCCGAGGCCGCAACACTATTCGCACGATAGAAAAGATTAATACCCGTTTTTGTTTGTGGAATTACTGCCATATTATTCTCCTGTACCAACAGCCACATGAATCAAATCACTGCCAGTGCTGCGAATGGCTGCGATATACCGATCAAGCATTCCTTTTTGGAAGATAACAGTTGCGCCCGGTGCAATAACCTTGCCCAGCAAGCGCGTGCCTGTCGTTGGATAGACAGCCGTTGGGGCTGCCGTTGCACCAGATACAATGAATACCGGTGTCGTGCCTTCGTTGTAAATGACAATGGAAGATGATATCACATCATTGTCGTTGAGCGTGATCGACACGCTACTGGTTGATACCGTTAATGCATACGAAGGCGTGTTAACGTGCATTGCGTCCATGCGAATCCCCTATCAGACAAACGGGTTAATCCCTTGCATGGCTGCCCAAGTGATATTGATTATACCACCGCGCCGAAACATTACAAGCGCTAACTTGCCATCCATGAATTGCGAGATGGCGGCTCTTGATAGTGTGTCTGTATTTTGGTTTTATTGTCGCTAAACTTAAAGGCTTGCACCAAGTACCGGAAGGCATCTGCCGGGTCACTTGCCCAGTCATGCAGCGGATTAGGCTTAAACATTTGCCTAGTTTCATCCCATTGGTATTGGTAGGACTCCAGCGCATTAATGCCGTGCTTGCATTTTACGCTATCCAACCAGCAATTAGGTAGGAATTGGCGGACTAAATCAATGCCAGCCTCAACCTCAGCTATGGGCAAAACCTTGATATTAAGCCCCATCATCCGCAACTGCCCCTCGATACTATATTGCTGGCCAAGTCGCTGTTGCCGTGAGTCATGCGGCAAGTAATGCGCTTGATAATTGTAGTCTCTATTCTTGATTACCTTGACGTAATGCTCGAGATCCTGCCCGCTTGCCGAATAGTAATCAATAACCCGTGGCTGCTTGCCTACCATTTGCCCAAACCAGATGGCCGTTGCATCGGATTTACCGAGATCCCACGCCGTAATAACCTGCGACGACCTATCATAAGGCACTGAGCATATCTGCCCTTTTGTCCTAATATCAGTAATCCACCGTGCGTAGATAGACCCGCTACGCCTCGAGTCCGGCTCACCCTCCCAGACATGGGCGTATGCTTCAAGATCACTTGCCTTTAGCCGTTGGCGCTCCGATTCAAGCACTGCCGGAAAGAAGGGGTTGTCCCGCCATGACACTTTGCGCACTAACATATCCTGATCCGCATTCACCACAAAACGCTGATAGGTAGGATCTGTTAGGTTCTTCGTGTTAAACGTAATCCAGATTTCAGAGTTAGGCTTACGCACCGTAGGGATAAGCATTTCCCATGATGCATCGGAAACCTTCTCCGCCTCTTCAATCCACGCTACGTCAATGCCCTCAGTGGATTTAATCTCCGTGCTGTTATACTTCAGCCCTTTGAATATGAACTCTGTACCATTGATGCCTTTGATAATTGATTTCTGAACCTCATAGACCTGCTCAAGGTTATACTCAGCAATGAGATCTGATAAGAGTTTATGCACCGAATCGCCAATGGAGTTCTGCAGCTCGCGTGCACAAAGCACCCGCATAGGCTTTTGCATACCCATAATAAGCAAGGCACGGGCTACGTTGTGGCTTTTTGCCCCGCCTTCGCCCGCCGAAGTAGATTTTAAATCTCTTCGGCTGGAACAGGGGCTGGAATGCAGATGGTATTTCTATTTCCATCGGCGGTGCTTCTCGCCTGCTTTTATTTTACCGTTGTTGCCCGTCGCTTCCGCATAGGACGGTATGCCCATGCGTTTACGATGTTTAGCTATTACAAATTTAGATATGCCGAGCACTTCTGCAATCTTATAATCAGGCTGCGTTCCAAGTTGGCTTATAGTTACAAGATCTAAAACCACTTCGCTTGGTACGTTGTGTGGGTCAGGTAAGCGGGGGATACCCAACATCTCACGACGGTACGCGACTGTTTGCCTATTGCACCCAAGAACGGCAGCTATGGCCGTGTCTGTTCTTTTGCCCAACAAGGCAAGTGCTTCTTCGTTCCAGTTCACACGCCCCACACCTGGGTTGCCAGTGCTGTATTCCTTCATATTCAGCAGTGCAAACCTTTTGTCTAATCGCTTAATCCAGCGCATTTCGGATGCGCCTGATTCTTCAAACTGAACATTCGCCAGCACCACCACTTTAAAGTTACCTTGATTAGATGCCAGCCATTTGTGAAATTTTGTTTTTGGATTCCTACGAGCAGAGCCCAAATGATTGTCAATCCTGCGTTGCAATAGCATTGTGGTTTTACCAACATAAATAGGGGAGCCCGTTGTTCCGCATATGATGCAATAAATTATTGTCTTAATCTGCTCGCGGTTCCGCATCAACAAACCTTACATCAATAGAATGTTTTACAGGCGATCCCTCGGGATCGCCGCTAATTGTAGTCGATGCTAAGCTTGGCAATGTTTTATCTAGGTAAAGCCTAATCGCAGCAACCTGCGTTGCAGTAAGCTCTATTTCACCTTCTGCGTGCTTATTCAAGCGCCCCATTAGGTTACCGATACGCTTTTTGCATCTCCAAACTGGTGGTTCTATATCAGCCATTTGATTACATTAACCTTTTGGGGGGAAAGTGTCAATTGTATTTAACCCAAGTAATTCCGCTTCATAGTTAGGATTAGCTTTAACATAATCAGCCCACATTTGTTTTTGTTGTTCTCTTGGTAAACGCTGCCATCCACTCATCATCATCCCTTCTGGCAATGGTGGTACCTTAAACAGCAAACAAGCTTCACCTATTGTTAACCCCTTCTTCATTTATCTTTCGCCGTACTTAACAAAATCAACCAGATCGTCAACCAAAGACCATTCCCTGCCCCTTGGGTGTAATGCCCAATGACTCATAATTTTTTCAAAGCGCTGATATTCTCCAGACTTGGGGCCAACACGATGCAGATACTCCTGCGCTTCGTCTAGAGCCTGCGTTATGGTGATTCTAGACATTGCCAGCCACTCCCCTACCAAAACATCTGCATTGCTGCTGTAGTGCCAAAAAAAGCCACTGCATACATCGATACTTCAAAGATTGCTTGTTTGATGGTCATTACCTGCCCCATAATCCATTAGACGCAACCCCTCTCATAAACTCCCGCAAAGCTTCTCGGGTCACCCAAGCCTGAGCACGGTTGATCTCCTTGCAATACGCTGCGAACGCTTCAGCCTCACCACCAAGCGGTAGTGTAGTGCAGATGGGTAAGTAGTTTTTGGTTTTTTTCATGTGTCCTCCGATAGACAACTTATCGCACAACCCTCACCATAGAGTCAATAGGGAAAATGAATTTAATTGGTTATTTAATTATATCGCAACTCCATCCATAATGTCTTTCATATCAGCGCTATATGGCACCAATACCGAATTTTCAGTTCCAACACCATAAATCCATCCGCCGGGCACTCGCATTACTTCCATAGGCTTGCTATCATAGCCTGATTCTGTTTTGTAATCCATATTTATTTCAATAACTTGATGTAATTCCATGCTGTAAATTTTGTGTGACATATTTTACTCCTGATAAGCTGAATAGATTGGGTTTGGTTTATCAAATTTCTTAGTCTTAGTGTCGTAACTTAAAATGTAGTCCCCGGTCTTTCCTATATCATCGTGGTATCGTGATTTTGCCACTCTGAGCAACGTGCTACCATCGTCTTGAAGGTGAACAATAGCACCAACATCTGCTTTGTTATACCAGTGCCTTGAATCTTCAATGTCATAAAGCGTAGGAACGGTTAGCTTGCCGTCCTGTTTCTGTTGCTTTGTTGGGTGCGCCACTATTGTCATATTCACCCGGTAATCATCTGCAAAGTGCTTTAACTCCATAATTGCAAAGCGGATATATTCGGTGCCCGTCATCTCTTTGTTGTTAAATTGGTGCTGAATCTCATTCCAAGGGTCGATTACAAACATATCCGCGCCATAACGATGCACAGCCGCCGCCATCTTATCAAGCAACCAAAATAGATCGTGGCTTTCGTTTCTGTCTCTTGGCGTGGTAATAAAACTGTAATGGTCGTCTATCCACTTGTCGGCGCGCGCCAGCTCATCATCAGTTGCAGCTGCTGCGGGCTTGTCTAGGTAAAGGCTTCGCAAGTTATAGCGGTGCTGTGTTTGTGGCCTCTGTTCAAAGCTTGCGAATGTAACATGCCACCCTTGCGTTGCTGCTGTGTGCGCCAAGTAATTTGTTACCTGAGTTTTTCCCATTGAAGGTATGCCGGTTACAATCCAGAAATCACCCTTGCGGATATTCAGTGGAACAAAGCCAGCTGGCCTGTGCTCTGGCATAGAAAGTGGAGGCAATTCGCTCATAAGTGATAGCCCGTCGATCTCTACCCATTTGGCAGTTTTAATGGTGGCGTCTACGCCCTTTTGCCCGAATAGCCGTAAAGCATCGTTTAAATCCTTGCATCCTTTAGGATATTTTACCCATTTGCAGCGCTTGCGTCCAAGCCTTAAAGCTAGATCATGAAGCAGGTTTTCACCTGCGCCATCGGCATCCGCGCAGATGATAACCTCGCCAGAAGTTGGGAAACCATCAAGATATTCATACTTCCTTGTCGCCCCATCTCCTAGTTTTGTCGCAGGCGCACCGTCCGGCACCGAAACAGCCATATAACCGCACTGTAAAGCAGAAATGCAATCAATCTCACCCTCACAAATTAAAAGAGGCTCGCCTGTCTTTTGCCATTCTGTAATTATATCTTGGTTATAAAAAATCTTTTGTTTATCAGGCAGTTGATAAAAGAACTTCTCGCCCATTATGCCACGGGTTTTGCAGTTAATTTCCTCGCCATTCAGGTAATATGGGATCTCAATTCTACCACGTTTTCCTGCGCCTGAAGTTCTCAACCCAAGTTTCGCTGCGAACTCTCGGCTTATCCCCCGAGCTTCTAGCGCTTCCCACTCGTCCCGAAAATTGGCAGTTGTGGCAGTTGTAGAGGATGCAGTCTGTTTCGATTGTGACGCTGAGGCTTTTGTCATCTTTGTTTTTCCTTGTTGGTGTGCATTTTGGGCAAAGTGTTTTTTTTGTTCCTTGGCTATGCCTGATTCGGATGCCAATGGATAAAAGCTGATCTATCATCGCTGCGCCTTAATCCAATCGGGTATTGCAGACTGTGGGGTGCCATAGTCATCCGCCCATCGACCTTTGTTTAGCCATGCCGCTGGTGCCTGTATGTATTGCCTTTCAGTTCCAGCCACATGGCTTGCGTATTTAATAACACCAGCCATTATCTCTTCATGCGCCACTGACTTTAACGCTTTCAGATATGCCCTCTCTGCATCCTTAGGTGAAATGCGTTTAGGATAGGCGGAATAAAATGCTTTAAAATCCCCCCTGGGGACTATAGGGGTTCTGTTCTGTTTCTGTATCTGTTCTGGGGGCGTTTCTGCAACGTTTCTGAAACGTTTCACTCTTTCGGTGGAGACGTCTGATTTATATTGTCTTTTGTTCCAGCCGTTCGGGGTTATACAGTCGGCGTGCTGGTTGCTTCGGACGAGGAGATTGAGAGCCTCGAGCGAGCCTAAAGCGAGCCTAATGGCAGCCTCGTCCATTCTTAATGTGAACGGTAATTCAGATATTTTTATAGTGCCTTTGTTTTTTGAGGCAACACATAAAAGGTTAACCCAAAACTTAAATTGATCACCCGTTAAGGACTGAACCTTAGGGTCATTAACGGCGTCGCCGTAGAATCTAAACCATTGCATTGCAACCTTCCCTCCTTCCCTAGATTATAGGGGTGGCACGCTGATTACCGGGAAGGTATGTATCAGCTAGAGCTTGCAAACTCCGCCACCCCACGCTTTTTATTGCGCTTCAAACAGTATAAATAATCTATATGGAAGTTGCAACCATTAAATCAATTTTATCTAAAAGCTCTTGCTCGGTGCCGCAAATCCTAGCCCACGCCTTGCGTCCCATGAAATGGATACCTTGTTTTCCACGGTGATGTAGATAGCAAAGGCCTATCACTTTATCATGGTTTTTTCTTCCCCCGGCGCCAGTTAAGCAATGGTGGATTTCTGCGGGTTGCGCGCATATTAGGCACCCAATTTCGGCAATACGGCGCCACCTATCACGCTGTGTTTTGGTTGGCGCGCTCATTTAACACCCCATTTACGCAGCAGCTCTACAACACCATCCAAACTATTACAAACTGCGAAGTTACCGCCGCACCATTCCCATCTATCCCCAAAATACTCTTGCTGACCAGATGGCTTGCGGTTTCCAGCTTTAAGCTCGATTGCGCCCATCCCACCCGGCCAAAATAAAAGAATATCACTAACCCCAGCCAATACACCTTGTGACTTCAGCCTAGCTGCTTCTCGTGGGTTGCGCTTGCCGCCATTGGGAACCGCAAAGCATAGTAAATGCGGATACTGTAGGCGGATATATTTTATCACTGCACGCTGTAAATCATCTTCTGGGTAATTTCTTTTCATAGCGTCAGTGTAGAAATATTTGTGGTTATTGGCAAGAAAACAATTTTTCAATTTGTTGCATTATTTGCTAGACAGGCGGTTGCAGTTTTTGCTAACGTGCATCGAAACAACGGAGGATATATGACGAAGAATAATGCCAACGCAGTGACGGAGCCTTCAGGAGCACATGCTGCTAATTCTACTGAACTGACAGTAGTCGCCCATGCAAACATTGGTGAGGCATTTTTAGCAATTATGAATGAAGTTGGCTATGTGCAAAAGCTAGGCAAAAATACTGCGCAAAATTACCGCTATGCAGGCGAGGCTGATTTAATTAAAGCATTGCGCCCTACGCTGCTGAAGCATGGGGTATTACCACCAACACCATCTGAGGCTAAGGTAGAGTTGGCGGATGTTACAGTAACAAGTGATAATAAAAAAACTTTTCGGGTGGTTGTAAACTATACTTATGTTTTTACCCATGTTCCCAGCGGTACTAACCGCGTGATATGCGCTATAGGAGAGGGTGTAGATACTGGTGATAAATCTTCCTATAAAGCTGCAACTGGTGCGCTTAAATATGCTTTAAGACAGGCATTCCTTATTGAAACTGGTGACGAGCCGGAAGCGAATGACATATCAGAAGAAAAGAAATCACCGCCCAATTCCCCTACAAACGGTGAAAAAACAGCGCGCGAAGAGTTCGGCTCGTCTGTAGAGTTTAAGAAGTATTACAACGAAACCATGAGTGCAATTGAGCGCCTGCCGAACAAAGAATCTGCGGCTGTTATCTGGACAAGAATACGCCGCCTTGAAAACGTAGACGACCAATATGCTCAGAATGCTACGGATGCATTACAGTTGAAACTTGATGGTCTTCACTTGCAGGGTTAACAATGAAAATTTACAGCAAAATAGAAAATGGCCAGCTATCCGATAATGCAGAACTATCTTTTTTGGCGGAGCTTGCTTCACACGAGGGAAAAGACATTTGCATTACTGTGGACCGTAAGCGCCTAAAAATCAGCAATGAGATGCATGCTTACTACCGCGAAGTTGTGCTCCCAGTTGTCGCCCAGCACTACTTAGACAGGGGCTATAAGGTAACTCAGGCACAGGTGCACAAGGAGCTAAAACAGCTGTTTGGCCCGGATGAAGATGTCGGCATTTTGGAACCTGTATTTAAGAAGAAGGCTAGCATGGCAGACTATACCAAGCCTGAAAGCGTGCAATTCATAGATGATATTAAACAGGCATTTGCAAGCGAGGGTGTTTATATTCAAGATCCAAACGAGCACTTGCTGCCACCTAAGGAGAGTTATTATGTACCAAATTAAAGCTAGTTGGAACCCGAATAGGGCAGAGGAAGGAAAAATCCATATATCCAAAGATTTTGAGGATTTGGAATGGATAGAGAAGATGGATTTTTTGAATGACATATTGCATGATTTAACAAAGCTATATCACGAAACACTAGAAAAAGGGATACCAGCATAATGGACGGCTATTCTGTAAAATTTAAACGAGTTGATACTGGGAAATACTGGATTGGCGGGAACGTTAAAGAAGGTAAATACGGGCTGCAGGCCGGGATGAAAAAAACGCCGGAACTGAAAGCTTACCTTGATTCCGTGCCTGATGGCGGCTGGATAAACTTTAGCATTGACAAACCATACGACAAAAAGCCAGCAGCAAAAGCCAATGATTTGAATGATACTATCCCGTTTTGAGGTGCAAATGACTTACGTTAAGAAATACCTAAAACGAACCAAGATGACCCGCGAGCAACTGGCAGAAAAGCTAGACGTTAGCGTTAGCTTGATTGAGAAGCTGGCAAGTGGCGCGCTTCCGTTGCAGAAGACTACTAAGCTAGCAATGGAACATCTAGAATGTGATTAACTTTAAGGAGATTTTATGAGTAAAGATTTAATTAAAGGGTTTCTATTGGCGCATAACGCGCCTAAAGAAATTATGGATGCACTGGATATGTTTTTAGATTCTCCAAAGTTGCGGGCTAATCCTGTTACGTTTACCTATGAAGATTTGGCTAAACCCTTTTTTACGAATGAATTGCCCAAGCTAGAAGATTTATTTGTAGAAATGAAGTCACGTAGCGGCGGTAATCGCCCTGTTAATTGTATTAAAAACGAGGGAATTGTAACTACTCAAGATTTGCTTAAATGCAAGAGTTCACAATTTCTGAAAGTTCCCAATTTTGGTCGCAGGTCGCTTAATATTGTTAAGGACGTGCTTGGCAAACATGGCTTAGAATTAGCAGTATAGAATTACAGAGGTAATTCATGCATAACCGTACTGTTGCGGCGCATGTCTTAGTGCAACGGCGGAGTGGCGAAACGAAAACCCCATGTTGCTGTGAGATCACGGTGGCATGGGGCGCTAAACGAATACAATGGGTGCCGAAACAGTAATGTCAGGCAAAGTTGGCTAAGTAGTAAGCCTTGGATCGTCTACCACCCATAATAGTTCCTTGTGAAGAGGATAGCTTGGGAGGTGTGTTAAAATGCACACCTCCTATTTTTTCTATTGACACATAGGAAACCCCATGCTATAAACCACACATACGCATCAATCAGGATGCGTTAGAGCTTTAGGAGAGACAGATGCTTAAAATCATCAAACACACATTCATCACCCTAGGATTAGCCAGCGGCATGACTGCGGGCGCATTGTTCTATTTGCACAACGTAAACACCTGCCGAGCTATGGTTGTAGCTGAGGTAAAGGCTAATGATGCGTTTCTAGCGGATGTGCAGTCGACTGATTTTTTAACTGCTTTGACGAGGGGGAAGTAACATGAAAATCCCGAGAGAACAGCTTAAAGAAATATTGGCATGCTTTAGAACTGTAACCGGCACCGCTACATTGGAAGATGATGCCGGGGACTGGAAACGCATTCCCTATACACCAACTGAAAAAGTACAAGTGAAGGATTTGAAAAATGAACGATAACCCACCAGCATTCCCTACGCGCGCCATAAATGAGCACGAGCGTTATCTTGAGGGCGGCATGACGCTTCGGGATTATTTTGCAGCAGCTGCTTTGCAGGCAATTGTCAGCAAAACAAAAGTATTAACCAGAGATTCGGGAGTAAACGAGACAAACATGCAGGCAGCCCGTGGAGCATATGAGTACGCCGACGCAATGCTTTTAGTTAGGAGCGGAGAATGAACGCCAACGATAACACCCCCCTAACCGATCAAGCGCGGTTGCTAGCTGAGCTGGCGTTGTGCAATGGTCGTATATGTGAGGACGTGCTCAAGGCTATGTCAATAGCGCGTGAATTAGTGGAGCTAAGCTGGAGGGATAAGAAATGAGACACCGTGAAGAAGAGTTCATCGGAGGGTACGAGGACGAGCATTTGGCAAATGCTAGGCCTAGCGATGCTATGCGGGAAGCGTTTGAGGAAAAGTTTGGCCACATGTCAAACGAAGATGAATATGGCTATCAGCACTTATGGCAAATGTTTTGCACTGGCTACCAAGCCGCCATAGCCCACGAGCGCAGGCTGGCGGATGAGTTGGTTGATGTGCGGCTACTTAACGACGCTATAACGCTCATAACAAAAAGCCTTGCTGCAATGCTAACGGACACCACGTTTGCCAGCCCGTATATTGAAGATCATCGCCCTCGCGTGCCGAGGTGGGTTATGACACATTTTCGCCACGACCACGATAGGCGCATCCAATATGTAAACGATATAAGGCAACGCCTTGATTGGATTCGCAATGCCACAGCCAAGGTTCGAGCCAAACACCAAGCCTCACGGGGGATGTGATGAGCATAGAAACAAGCCTTCACCTGCTGCATCTTAACATGCTTGCCCATACAGCAATGCTTCTCATTATATATCTGCAAAATAGGAGATAGTCATGTTTCGTAAACGCCAGACATACAAAATAAGATTTGCTATAGGGCTTTCGATCAACGTATCGGCAACAAGTGTGGGGCAAGCTTGGCATATCGCTAAAAATCTTGCCCACGAGAAGAAAACAAAGGCAATTAGCGTAGGATTAGTTAGATGACACTCAACCAACTATTAGAAGCATCCGGTATGGAAGAGCGTGATTTTTGCTATGCGCTATCCTGCATGTCGTGGCGCTACCGGGGAACACGATTGAAACACAGCTCATTTGCAAAGATGCTCAGTGGTGAGTGGATTCCTAATGATGGGATCATCGACGATGCCCATCAAGTCTGTGCCGATGCCGATCTAGCCCGTGCGGTGGTTGCAGCTAATCCAGAACTAAGAGAAATTTGTCACATTCATTTCAAATATGCGCTTGACACTCGCAAATAAATAGTTATAATAACCCCATACACCGCACTTAGGCTGTGTTAGAGCTTTAGGAGAGACAAATGGAATACAATCCCGCAGTATCAACTACAAATTACGATGAAGCCGAGTTAGAGGCCACAAAGCGCATGGCTGTGCGCTATCTTGCTGGCGATTCACAGGCTGGCAAAGTCTTTGAGGATGAATGCTATGACAGAATTGTTAGCAACGGCCTAGATGGTAAGATATTCGCCCTTCTTGTTACCGGCGAATGGTACGAAGCAGACTTATTGCTACGTAAATCTATCGCACCGCTGGAGGCGTAGCCATGTACAAAGACACCCAACTTGCCATAGAAGCCGCAACGCAAACCCTTCGTAACCGCAAGGTTGCCAAGCTGTGCGCAGAGTTTAACCAAGAAGCTAAACTAGTCACCGCCGAAGAAGTGCGCATGTTGTTTGAAGGAGAACGACGATTGCAACGACTGGTTTGGGATGAGTCCATCCGTGATGCAGTTAAAGCTATGCGTTTGGAGGCGTTATGAACCAAGCCTATGAACGGTTACACAGCCAAATAGTTGGCTTGTTGCGGCATGTAGAGCCTAAGGACGAAGAAACTATAGCCCATGCTTTCATGGCCTTTATGATTGCAGCGCCTGCCGACGAAATCCACAAAGCAGGCGAGCGTCAACCGAGAGTCAAGTGGGTAGATACGGCGCAACGCACAGATGGTTGGAGGGCACGATGAGCAACTTTTACATGATGGTGCGCCACAGGGAAACAGGGGAAATCTTCCAAGCGGTAGCTTTGGATGACTGCTTTGGCAGACACGAATATGGGTACAGTGTAACCGGCTTTGATGAAGCATTAAGAGAGGACAGGTTTTTCAAACTATTCGAGCGGGTAGAAATATCTCAAGGGGACAAGCCATGAAAAACACCAGCACATCCATTGGTTCCGTGTTGGTTATCAGCCTAGCGGTTGCCTGCGCTGGCGTAGTCATCATGGAACTATACGGCGCAATTCAGCGTCAACGTGAAGCAGATAGGGGGTATGGGAGATGAGTAGGTATTGCAAATGGTGCGGTGGGAATTCTAACGGTCGCACTACCAAAGATGCGCTCGGTTGCCTTTGTTACTCTAAGCCAAAAGATATGCTTGGAGCCGTGGCAGTGCTTACAGGCATCTACATGAAGATGATGAAGGATTGGGGTTACACTAAATCAGATGTTCTTTCGTTTTTAACGCCAGATAAAATATCTGGAGCTTGGAGCATAGCAAATAAGGAGCAACAGTAATGACCATAGACACACAAGATAAGGGGTATGGGATATGATAAAGATATTACAATTTCCAAGATGGTTGACGCGCGATAACAGCGTTCAACAGTCGCCACCAGAACAATTCAAACCAAGTGCAACAGTTATCCGCCATTACGCGCTGGATATTGAGAAGTATGGGCAGCCCATGGATAGCGACCTTCCTTCATATTTCAGAAAAGTAGCGGCCTATTACGAGGAGCAACAGTAATGACAATAGACACACAAAAGATCGCAGATGAAGTGGAATTTGCACTGAAGCACATATCAGGGGATTCACCAACCCGGCAGACATTTTGCGCCCTTCTCGACGTGATTAAGGCGATGGGTGAGGCTTTGGGAAAACTGTCAGTAGACAGCTACGATTGGTCAGGGGATTGCGATGGTCAATTGGCTTATGATGATTGGGTTTTAATCACTGCAAAGAAACCCCTCACCCTCGCCGCGCCGCTGATGAAACTTAAGGGAGAGTGAGTGATGAAGTGTGACCTTTGTGGCAGTACTTATCTGGTTGAAGCTGTGCAAACCACGGCTGCTTTTAGGGGCATTAGGAGCCTTTGTTATTACCATGGTGTTGATGTTGAATCTATACGCATGGAGCATGCGTATGATGCCTATCGTTATGGCAAAAAAGATTGGCACGAGCGCCTTGTGAGAAGCGTGCGTACCAGCCTTAAAAAATACTACCGCAAACATAAGGAGCAACCCCATGACCCAATCTAACGAACACAGCGATGCTATGCGGGCGTTTGAGGCGTGGTTTAGCCGCCTTACAGCAACGGACGGTATGAGCGAAACTTACGCATGTTCACATCAAGAGGCCGCTTGGTTAGCATGGCAAGCCGCCACAGCCCAAGCCGAACAGCTAAAACGAGATGTGTCTAAAGCACTATTCCCGAACGGGTTTAAGCACCCTCAATTGCAAACTTGGGAATGGCAGTTGAATAAAATTGCAGAACTAGCAGCTGCGGAGAGGGAAGGCTACCAAGCACCTATCTCCCGTTATGAGGTCACATTACGGGAAGCACGTGATGCTTTGACTCATAACGGAGAATCGTGGGGCTACGAACAAATTGACAACGCCATATCCTCAATAAACAAGCTGCTAGGGAGATTACAAATGACACAGCTTACTGATTATATGAAACAAACCATAGCCCATGAGCGCAAGCTTGCGGATGAATTGGCGGTGGTTTTGGCTGATGCAGTCGAGGCGGAGCTGTGTGAAAGTAGCCGCGCATGGATTAGTGTTGCACAAGAAGCCCTCGCCAAACACCAAGCCGCACGGGGGGAGCATGGATAGACCACTACAGCGCCTGTTTCTCCTTGATGACGCACCAGTTGACCCCTGCGTGGAGATTAGAAAGAAGGCGGCTAGCTATTATAAAAACCCACCCAAGGACATGGACTTGAAAGCACCGCTAGAGAAGCTTTACGAGGTGGCGGATGTCGAAGAACCAATAGGCATTTGGGTGGCTAATGTACCGCGTCCCGGCGATGTGCTGGGGTGCTATAAACCGAATGGGAGGGCGAAATGACCAAACCAACCGAGAGCGTGCTTCCGGGGGAGGACGAGGCTGTGAAGATCATCATGGATAATTGTTTTGGCAAGTTTGCTTCCTACCTTGAGAATCATGAGTACTTTAAGCAGCGAGCAACAATGGCCTATCGCGCCCTAGCAAAGCTCACACCGCAGGCAGGGGGTTCGCATGACTAAGCCAACGTTGCCAGATACAGCAGTTGGGGTAGCAGCACTCATTGGCGCCTGCTCTGCTGGGTTCGTCGTGATCTTTGCATCACTGCTTGGTACAATAAAGAAAGAAGAGAAGGAGAAGGGCAAATGAATTTCTGGTTGATATTCTTTCACGATCAAGAAACAGATGAGATATTTGGCACCATAGCGCCCTATGGCGAATCAAATAACTACCACAATAACCCATATTACATTGGCAAACAGAAGATAAAAATAAATCTTGAGGAGCTGGAGAAATGAGGGAATCCAACGAAAAACCAATTTCCCGGCGTCAGGAAAATGGTCGGTTAGATGAACTACTACAAGAGGCCATCGAGCTACTAGACCTGCAGCGTAACCGGACATATTATAAACAAGATCAACAGATCGAGAATAGCAACAAAGTTAAAGAATTTATAGAAAGGCACAGAAAATGAAATCGTCCGACTACGACAAAGAGATTATCAAGCTATTGGTTAAAAGAGCAAAAGCAGCGAGGGAAGCCTCCCAAAATATCAAAGGTGAGGAAAGATATGAGATGCAAGTCTACAAGCATAAATGCTATACTGAGGCATTACGTTTGATTCGCAGTATTGAACCTTTATACGCGAAGACACTGGAGAAGAAAAAAGAAATACCACAATTTTATGTGAATAACATTAAACCGCCTGTTTTTATGGATTTCTCATGAGCCATCTTCGATTGGAAGTTAAAAATACAGACGAGCAGATTTTAGAATATGAAATCGAGAAAAAACGGTTAACTATCCATTGCCGCAATTGCCGAAAATCATATAAGGCAACAATACGCGAGCAGATGGATCGGCCAGAGTGCCATCATTGTGGCAAGTAAAATATGGGATTCCATCTAACCGCAAGGCGATGGTGACTAAAGTGACCACAAACCACGTTAACAACGTCGGCAAAATCCCTATTTGCTGAATTTTTCAAGAAAATCCTTACACAAAGCGGCACGTTCGTTTACTTTCTGAGCGTCGGCAGCGTAGTCAATTAATGCCCAAGAAGAAATTCCATTCGCGTTTGGAAGTTTGGCTGTATCGGTTCTAATAATGCTGCTGGGGGAGTTGGATATTGGCAAGCAGACTTCTGAGCGCAACCGCTTAGCGTTAGCAAGGCGATACTCAACAGCGCTAATCTTTTTCTGATAATCAAGGGATAGCTCCTGCGTTAGTTTTTGATCGCCGTAACACTTAGAAAGCTCTGTGTTTTTTGCGTCCAACTGGTCGGCCTTTGCTTTCCAGTTCTGTATTTGCCACGACATTGCTAGAAGTAGTAACGCGCTCAGACTGTACGCTAGTAGTTTCCAGTTGTTTAATAAAGTTAACCACATTCGTTCAACCTTGCAAATTCGCCATAATATTTAATCGCTGCTTCATTATAAGCTAAAGCAGCATCTAATTCCATCTTAAAGCAGCCAAGATGCTTTCTTTTGCCGTTTATGTTTATTCTAGCTATCCAATACTGATATTTTTTGTGGCAAGTTAATAAATAAACCCCCTTATATTTGCTCTTTCCTTTAGTTCTTGGACTCGCATTAAACTGGTTTTGTTGTTTAGTGCAGCTTCTGAGATTGCATCTTCTATTATTTAATTTGTCGCCGTTAATATGATCAGTGTCTAAACCATCGGGCGTTTGGTTGATGGCGCGGTGCATCATCACATTATGTCTTTTAACCCCAGACTTTGGTTGGTAGACATGTCTAGCGGCGTAACCTTGAGAAAAATGCCATTTCCATTGAGACAACCATTCATAATCGCATGCATCGACTATTGCGAACTGGCCTTGCGTTAGCGGTATTAGTTTGGTATTTTCTGAATTAGTCATGGCGAGCTTCCTCTCGTTATGGTTAGGCTAGGAGAGTGTTCAAGCACTTGTCCTAGCCGTTTTATTTTATAGATTTAGAGTTTTCAGTCAACCGCTTTTTTCCCTTTGTTCGCCCATTGTTTGTTGGCCGCTAGACCCGTGTATGCCGCAATGTAAGCGTAAAAAATATTTTCATTTTCTTGAGTCAAAACTACGAATGTACTAGGCCAAAACGACAAGAATAACATAAGCAACGTCATTGAGTAGTCACCATCCTTGTCCCGGAAGAAACTACTCAGCATACACAAGCCCCTTCACATGAACCCCCGGAGCAATGCAGGATAAAGCCTCACCACGCAGTGGCTCGTCATAACTTACATGCACCCAGCCCTGATGGGGATTATTAGCTGGGGTGTGCTCTAAAATCAATTGGTCGAATCGCAGGTTGTCATGGATGTACTGCCACACAAGATCGTTGCCGAACCCGATGATCCGGATGTCGGCAGCCATTCCATGTTGATGCTGGGACGTGAGTGCTCCACCAATAGCGCGATTGAGAGGAGCAGAGCGGAAACCGCTAGTAATGACAACAGGGCGATCAAAATAATCTCGCAAGGGTTGGAGGATGTTGACCACCAGTTTTTTAAGGCATTCAATTTGTTGCGAATTAGGTTCATTGTGAATCCCCGATTGAACAGCGGTTGGTGAAAATGTTAATTCTGATAACGTGAAGTTTTTTGAGAGTTTCATGACAACACCAGCCCGATTTTAGCTGCAACAAGTTTAGCACCATGCCAGACAATGGTTGCCAGCGCCCCGAATTTAATCGCAGTGGACGCTATTTTGGCGAGAGGATGGAATACCTCGTATGTTTTTTGGGCATACTCACGCACAGCAATAATATCCTCGGACTGTTTCATGAAAATAGCAGTTTGCTTTTGATTCTCCTGCAATATCTTGTGCATCATGCCTATTTCCTCCTTGACTTCACCCTTCCATATTACATCTTTTGCATGTAATGAATCATGATCGTCTAACCTGCGGTTGTGGTTATGCACAGCAATTTCCAATCTTTTTAACCGCATTTCTTCTTCCACCATGTTCCCCGCTACGAATAAAAGACAACTTCAGCAACGCGCTGCGATGATACTGCGCTTTCACTGATACGAACACGATGACCTAAAGCCGTACAAGGAGTGGATAGCGTTACATCAATGACGCTTTGCGTTGAACCTGTACCCGGCTCCGTATAGGTGCCAGATTGGTGTGAAGTCCACGTGGAACCGTCCCACTTCTCTAATACCCAATTGAGAAGTCTGCCGGGGTTAGCGGCTGAAAAGCTACGCCCGGAAGGGCTTTTCACGATAAAGCGGGCAAGAGTTTTAGATGCGCTCCAGATTTTGCCGAGAGCGTAGTTAGTGTTGGTGCCATCCGTTGGATCGTTGGCAAAGCTTGCTTCGTCCCCATCAAATGCGCCTGCGGGGTTGGTGACGTTGATTCCATGTACTGTTCCGCCAGTAATAACGCCCGGCTCCGCTCCGCCTGCAGAAACAGCGCCAAGCGGGTCAGTCTTCTCACGCCACTGGAAGCTTGCAATAGCAGCGCTATCGCCTGACATTCCAACCATAACACCGCGCCCTTGAGGTACTACAATCGCCGGATCAAAAGGGTAGGCTCTATCGTTAAACGTGCCGCCTAGCCATATTTCTTGCACCGGACGGTTATAGGGGTAATCACTTGGCGGGTTGCTTGCCGCTGTGTAAATCTTCGCCACTGCTGGCGCGCCGTCGATTCTCTTGCTTCTTACATGGTCGGGAAATAGCGTGCCAAAAGTAGCCTTACAATAACGTACATCTGCCCCAACCACTCCGCTGCCAGCAATGATTAACCGGTCAACATAGAGCAGCTTCCCGCTTTCCCAAGGATTCCACAAAAGCACATTACCAGTGCCGGGACTTTGAGAGATAGCCATACCTAGAAATGCTTCACCTACTTCGCTATCGTTAATCATGTTAAAACTCCCATCGGATGTTAACCGTTCCTGCGTCAAAAACATCACCACCAACCGTTGTTATGCGCACACGGTCAAGCGTACCGCCTAGCGCTACGTCTCCTATCCCCGCACCGCTGGTGCCGGTTCCGTTATTAGGGCGCATATTGTGGCTGGAAACCCAAGCATTTGACCCTATCGCATTGATAACAATTATCCCCGAGTGGGCTTCAGCTGCGGAGCTGTTGCGCACAATAAAACCGGCTGTTGATGTTGCAGACGCACCACCGTAGTCGGCCGAGGACAAGTAACCGCTCGAAGTAATCGAACCAGCACCAATCTGGATAAGAAAGTTAGACGTGCTGTTGACGCTGACGCCTCTAAACATAACGCTAATATTGCGAACACCGGAAGGAATGCCTGTAAAATCATGCGTGGTGCCTGATGTCGTCGATATAGCAGTGCCCAAGGCCGTTCTGGCATCAACATAAGCTTTAACGCTTTGCTGGGTTGGGACTGCAGTATTGCTGTCCGAACTCATCGCATCTTCATCTTTAATCGCAGTGCCGGTTAAGGTACCGTTCAGAACTATATTAGTGGCTGTTTTATTGATGAGAGTTTCCGTCCCGGCCAGTGTAGCAAGCGTACCCGTAACACCCGGCAACGTAATATCAGCATCCGCAGCCAAGGCAGCCGGAGCAATAACCCGAGCACGGTTCGCGCCGTTGTCCGTATCTTCAGCAAAATCCAGATAAGCGGAGGTTGTCGAGGAAGCGGGAACAAACGGGACAGGTGATTTAAGAACCGAAATCCAGTTAGAGCCAGTGCAGAAAATAACAGCGCTTTCATTTCTTAGAACTGTAATAGTAGCTACGCCGTCAATAGTTTCAGATCCACTTGGGTCAATGGTAACCACGCCAGTTCCAGTGTTTTTAACGATGAAATAGAACCCCTCTTCCGCCGTTGCTGCAGCTAGCAAGGATAGCGTGAGAGTAGCGGTGCAAACAATCAGTGCATTGGCGTATGCTTCTGAAACCGATAGATTAGAGCTTACCGTAGAAATAGATGCACCAAAAGCGGATGGGCTTTCGGCGCTGATGTCATCTTGCGACCATAAAGTTACATCCGCCGAGGTTTTCAAAACCCACGTATAAGAACCAGCATCCAGCCACACATTTGCACGGCCATTCGCATCAAGAATAACAGGGTTTGTATTGGCGGAACTCTCATCAGCACTCGTATAGGTAGCTTTTGGCGTTACGGTGCCGGATTCATACGTAAACAGCTTGCCACCAGCCAGTGGTACACCGTCGTTGGTAAACTGTCTAAATGGGCCTTGCGGGGCTAAGCGTGCCATATACTACTCGATGGTTGGTGTGAAATTAGCCCTCGGCAATTCGACTTCAGGCAGTACAGGTTTCTTGTTGGTTTCCGATGTGCCACCCATGGGGAGCACGGCATCTTGCGTCCGGCGCTTTTTGAACTCTTTTTCAAGCTGCAAAGCTATAGCCTGCGCGCGCTTAGCTTCATCGCGGCTTAAACCTTTGCCTTTGCCCAAGTTCTCAATGATATACAGTTTCTTCTGGGGGTCTGTTTCGTACAGAATATCACTAATGCGCCCTGCCGTTTCATCAGATAGCCCGCTCAGACGCTTTTTAATAACCGAAACAATGCCAGACTTAGCAGCACCCAAAGCACCACCACCCGATGCAATCGAAACAATCTCATCTGATGCGCCCGCAATATCAGCCGCAGCAACGGCCTTACTCACGCTTGGCGAGCCGCCCAGAACTTCATTGCGGATTTTAAACAAACGATCTTCCGCCTTCATATCCGAATCGAGTTTTTTATATTCGGCAGGACTTAGTATCTTTGTCAGTCGTTTCGTTTTTGCAGGGTCGCCCATGGTTTGCTTGTAAGGGTTCCCGCCTTTATCAATCTTGTTGTAAAGCGACTTAGCAACACCCGATTTAAAAGCATTCTTTTCAGCGTCCGTGAGCTTGGCGTAATTCTTAGCAAGCAACTCAGGGTCGAGCGAATCAAACCCCAGACCATCATCCATGGCCTTGGTTAGCGATAGATAGTCACCAGATTCAGCACGCGCTTTTTTGTAATCAGGGGAAGCTTCGTCCATGACTTCTACTAGGTCGTTTTTAATACTTCTGCGTGAACGAACAAAGTTGCCCTGCCCTTTACGTTCCGCCTCGCCGATCTGGTCATCGATCACACGCTTGGTATAATCAAGCGCCTTAATGCTGTTATCAGGAAAATCCTTTAACTCGCTAGGATATTTGCGGCGTGCGGCTGCTAGCGCTGTTTTTATTTCTGGAGTTTGTAATACAGGTGAAGCCTCATCAATAACAACGCTTTCCGACTTGTCATAAAAAGGCTTCGCCTTCTTGCGCCCAGCTTCAAAAATATCATCAATCGTTGCATAAAACGCTTTAGTTCCGCTGACATTCTTGGCAATAGCCTGCTCAGCCCGTGCGCCCACGCCGGACATTTTTTCATCAAAGAACTGCTCAGCGCGTTGCTGGCCGCTTGGGAACTGAGCTGCACCCTTCGCACGATTGCGTAGCGGTGCTGAAGCCAACTCAACCAGCGATTCGTCGCCCTGCTTATAAGCCTGTAGCGCTGATTGATACTGCATTTCATCAGGGAAAGCTTGGCGTAGTGATTGCTCTACTTTACCTAGCGCCTGCACCTCTTGCCCGGAACTTACGGCTGGCAATGCTGGTTTCGTAGCTGTTTCTGCGATTTCACGCACTGAAGTGGTGGCAACCTCCGGCGCGCTCTTACCAATAGAGCGAAACGCCTTCATAGCGCGCGCAGCTAGCGGAGATAAAACACGACCAGCAGCAACCCCAACAGGGCTAAGAGCCCCTCCAATAAGCGCTCCACTCTGAGCATTTTCAGATCTTTGCTCATTGCCTCCAGTGCCGCTGGCGTATCCATATACACCCCCCGATACAGCACCAGCTCCGGCGGCAGGTGCTGATCTGACTGCGAGCCGTCCTGCGGCGGTAGGTACTCGTGCTGCATTTAAAAACCCCATTGTTTTAGGCATTTTAGAGGCTAATTTAGCCCCACCACTTACCAAGCCGCTACCCGGCAATATAGCCCCCGCGACCTGTCCAGTTCCATATGCCACAGGATTGCGCTCTTGTATAGCATTTTGCTCACCACGCCCCTGCGTTAGGGCTTTATCGTAAAAGTCTTTAAATGTGGCTTTATCCGTTAATAATGCTGGCCAAGCTTGCGCAGCTGCCATTAATTCGTCGCCTGCGCCAAAAGATGCAGTATCAGCCGCGCCAACAAGTGCCCCACCTGCAAAATCAGATAATGCATCAGCTTGACGGCCTACCCATGAAGATTGATCTTGTGGCTGCTGCCCTAACTCTGCCTCAAGTGCAGCAATTTCAGCATCCATAGCACTTCCTACCTGCGCATCATCCGTTGCGCCAAGTTCAGACTCAAGCGCTAGGATTTCAGCGTCAATGGCAGCGCCCTCATCTTCAGGGTATAAATAATTCACGCCTGCCGCTTGCTCTGGGGTCATTGACCGCCCCGCGATGCCTTAAGACGGCGCAACTCTTCTAAGCGCGCCCGTTTAGCTGCAAGTGGGTCTGTAC